CCGTATCTTGCGCCGTTCGCTTGCATGGTATTTGTAACAACAGCGCTATGACCTACTCGATTGCGTATCTCACTAACAGCGGCTCTAACACGTTGTTCACTGCAACCCGTTGCGTCCATTATTTCGCGTGTACTCGCACCACCATTTCTCATTAGTGAATATTGAACACCTACCCTTGAACCATTGCGAAAAGGATTTTCTGGGGTTGTTTCAGTCGTTGAACCGCTACCAGTTTCAACGCGATTTGTAATTGACCAGTTTACAATTGTACGAATTAGTTTGCACCATGCCATAATTTTTTCCGCTTCAATCGTTCCGCTATGCTGTCTAAATTCAACAGTACCGCGTGACCATGTTTGAAAGTTGATAGTTGAAAACTTGCCGCTTGTGTTATTTGGGCTGATAGTCAATCTTTTGAGACCTTCAATAGTCGCGTCATTAGCGTGAAGGTTATCAAATTCATTAACGCTGATAGGATTGCAATAACGGTTATTAGTGCGACTAGGTGGTAATGTACGATTGATAAGGTGTTGTTGTCGTGAATAGCGGTAAGCAACATCATACCATACTACCGCGCTAATCTCATCTTCTAAGCCTTCAGTGTAATAACGTCCAGTATTGTGAAACGTTGAAATACTATTTGCTGTCCAATTGTGAGATTGCGCTTGCGTTTCATCTAGTGGCCTAATGCCAACATGAACATGCAAACCGCAATCAATGTTAACACGACAACTTAGTCTATTGAGTACACGACAAACGCTTGTCAAATATTCATAGGCTACTTGGCAAGGTGTACCATCACTATTGAATAAGCATAATGGTGGAAGCGCAATTTCAGCGTCAACGTTAGGTGTATGATCTATCTTTACGTCACAACCCTTTATGTTCTCATTTTCAAACGCTCTTTTAATAACAGACACTGAAACACCTGATGTTTCAATCTCAATTCCTTGTATTAGTAATTTTGTCATAATCTTAAGCCTTTCTGTTTTGTTAAGATGCTTTGCATCTTAATGGCATATTATGGGATAGTCAATACATTAAATAAATTTTTTTATATTTATAATGTATATAATAAATTCAAAGAACAATTGTTCGGGTTATAAAAAGAGCAGGAAAGAAGATATAAAAAAAGGGATACTAAATTAATAGTATCCCGATCCCGATATATTAAAGGCTCCGATCCCGATCCCGAAGCCCCGATGTTTATTCCCGATTAATCCACATCTACAAATTCAATACTGCTTGAACCTTTAGCAAGCACTGCCCGTTTAACGCACACGTTATCAACAAAGAACCGATATTCTCTGTCGCCGTTGTCGTGTAACCTGTGAGTTGTCCTGTGGCTCACGAAGTCGTGGCTGTTCTTGGCACTTGTTCCTACTACAACGTCAACCTGTCCTTCTGCTTTTACGCCGTAGCTTTTACTGCTCCCATAGATGCAAGCGGTTACTTTGTTCCAAATTGGATAGCTTCTAGACATTTTTTGCCTCCATATAATCTTTAACGCCTTGATATGACATAATGTAATGATATTGACCGTATAGCTCTTCTACTTTGATCCAATTACCAATAATAGAAGCCTTGAAGCCTTTTTCTTTGAGCTGTTTAATTGCCCAATTTTGAAAACTATTCATAATATATTTCCTTTTCTGTTTTAATAATCCCATACTATCCCACATCAAACAGCTTGTCAACAAAAAAGATAAAAAAAATTATCTACCTGTACGCCAGCCCAGCCTGTAGGAATAAACCGAACAATTGTTCGCGCCCAGCTCAAAAAAAATGCTGGGCAAATTGCCCAGCAGGAATAATTATTTTGTAATGAAAAAAGTATATTTATGAACGTTACAAGCAAGAACCCCGAACATTGAGGCATCGTGGTACTTCATGAAGTGGCCTTCTTCTTTCATATCTGATGGTAGAGAGTTACCGTGATGTTTTAACATCCATTCACAAAATTCTTGAAAAGGCTTTTCGTCTTCATCTTCAAAACCACTAGTGTCGTCATTGAAAAGCGCGGTCGCCCAAAAGTCAGGAAGATTAAGTTCTACCGTATCATGTTCCATATTATATTCCTCTTTTACTAAACTATGATCCCACAATATCCCAGACTATATATAATGTCAACCCCTAAGATAAATTTTTTTATCCAGGCGGGTCACCGGGGGATCTTCACCGGGGCCGTGCCCCGGGCCGTCCGGTAAACGAACAATTGTTCGGGTTAGCTCACCGGGTGCTGACCGGGCACGGAGTTCCGCCGGGGAGCAGGAGATGCTGCCGGGGAAGATCCGGGTAAACACCCCGGTGTGCCCCGATGCCAGCCCGCTGCAGTGCCCCGATCCCGAACAATTGTTCCCAATCCCGATGACCCGATGACCCCGATCTTCAAAAGGAGATGCTGATGCTCCGAGTTCGAGTTGCACACCCCAGCGTCCTGCGGGTACAATATCCCGAACAATTCTTCGGTATATCCCCGATCCCGCCGCTGGCGACCCCGATGCCCCGATTATCCCGAACATTTCCCGATGGAGGGCGCAAGCCCGACCCCGCAAAGCGTTCCGATCATTCTGCTGGGGTTTCGCTATCCGCTGTTACTGGGATTTGTTCGGCTTCTATGGGAATTTCTGCTGGTGTAACGTCTTTCATGCGATTTTTAGCACGATCCATAAATTCTTGCAGTTGTTCTACGATTTGATCCCTAGACAAGCTGTCGATATTTTCGTGGGTNACATGGCTACGAGCTACCATTAATCCCGTTACNTTGAGCCTGAGTTCTTCNGCTTTGATGGCGGCTGAAAAGTTCCCTGCCTGCCATGCTTCATCTCTGAGCAGTTGCATATCCCGAACAGATTTAGTCACAGAAACACCGTACTTGCTTTCTAGCTCCTGTCTCATCTCTTCGAGGCGTTCTTTCACCGTAGGATTATTAAGAAGCTGTACAGCCCTGACGTTGGCGTTCGAATACCCTGCTTCTCTTGCCGCCGCAGTTTGCGTCATATCCCCGTGAAGATAGTTTTCGAGAAACTTCTGCTGTTTTGGATTAAGCCTTCTATTCCCGTGTACCTTATCTTCTTTTATTCCTACCTTTGGCATCCCAGCTCCTACCCGAACAATTTTTCGACTTGCCTGCCATACTACTAAAAACGCTACGATGGTCAAGTGCTACGGGTGGCACATTTTCCCATAACGCAATGAGGTCACCGAGCAACATTTACGCAAGAGGGGGGGATTGTATATACCCCCCCTTATAGGGGGGTAGGCAATTTTGCCTAAATAAACTATTGATTTTATTACATTTTTTACGCAAAATTAACCTATTTTGCCCATTTTGCCTAAACATACTAAACCATTGATTTTATTACATAATCTATGCAAACGCAAAATGGGCAAGATACTTTGCCTAAACTAATCTTGCGTAAAATAAACATAAAAAAATTTATTTTTTATCTTGACAAGTGGGAAAACTTCATATATACTGTATTTAGTCAAACAGTTATTTTGAGGATAATTATGATGTCTACTTACAACCCATACAGCACTTCGATGCAAACACTCTTCATTAAGAAGATTATCAAGACGGCTCTTGAGTTCCTTGACGATACTGATTTTAAGTTGAGTAAAGAAGACAAGGATTATGCGTTGCAAATTTTGCAAGTAAATACCAATGCAAATGGTGGAAGCCGTGCAGGTAAAAATAAAATCATTATTAATATTAATGGTTGGCAAAAACAAAATGTAAAAAATGGCAAAGCCACTGGTCAAGGAAAAAAATTCAAAGCCAGTAAATACAAAAAGAATGGCTATGTTTATGTTGTTGAATATAGCTCGTATACTGATGACCCCAAGTGCGGAGGTATGTTTGTAAAAATTGGTGATGTTGATCACGCAAATCTTATCACTGTTTTGCATGAGTTGTCACATTATGTTCAACGCACATTGCAACACAATGACCCTGATACATGGGAAACACCGTATATGAAAAAACCGCATGGCAATGGGTTCAAAGAAATCTATTCATTATTGCGTGAACAGTTTTGCAACGATGATGGTGTTCGTCAAGTTTATATCGACTGGTGGAGACAGTTGGCAAAGCAACATCCACACGGGTTAGCATATCCATTAGGTGAATTAATGAAAATTAATGGTGACTTGATGGATTTTGATGATGTTGCATAAGAAGGGTTTCTTACCCCTCTTTTTTATCTTGACATATGGGATTGTCTGGGATAAAAGAATTTATCTAGTAAAGAAAGGAAACAGAAAATGAAATATAATCCAGATGAATTTAACGAGTTACCTTTAAGTGACTTTGAAAAAGGATACCTGACTGCTGTATATGACACAGTAGTAGAAGACGAGGCTAAAGAGTACCATGACAAATACCCAGAGGAAAACTTCTGGTCTAGGTACAATGTTGGTAAACGTGAATTTGATTTGTGCGTATATCTTGTGGATGATAATAAAGTATGTTTGGTTTACGAATGTCATCCTGAGATTGACGGCATGGGTAATGCTACTGGTAATTACACAACCGACACTTCACTCGAATATTATTTGAAGGAGGCATAATATGTATTATCTAGCATATGGTATGAATACTAATAGGGAAGCGATGGCGGCACGTTGCCCCAAGGCCAAGCCTATGGGTGGTTTTTACTTACCTAACTATCGTTTGATTTTTCGCGGGGTTGCTGACTTTCGTGCAGATGCAGATGCTATCTTGCCAGTTGTATTGTGGGAGATCACAGAGGACTGTCTAAAATCTTTGGATGCGTTGGAAGGTTATCCGCATTTATATGATCGCAGACAGTTGAACAATGGTTGGTGGATCTATGACATGAATGGCAACAAGAGCCATTTACGTCCACCGTCTGGTGGTTACTATCACATGATCGAGTGCGGTTATCGTGACTTTGGACTCGATGATTACAACCTGAGAGCGGCATTACGCGATGCTGATCTTGTTGGGCTAGGGGAGACAGCGTGATGCTGACAAAGAGTGAGTTAATCAAACTGGTTCACAAGGCGTTGGCTGACAGCAAGGACAAAGATGTTGATTGTGAGCGCCTGACTTCATTTGAACAAGATAACGATGAGGTTCTTTTAAGGTTCTTTGGATTGGAGGAAGAAGATGAAAGTTGACGTTCGAAGTCCTGTGTCTGCTTACATCGAATTAAATGGTTTTACTATTTATGTTGAGGTTAGTGAGGCTACAGAAAACAAACCGCATATTAGTTATTGGGAGAAGAAAGAAAATGAATAAACTTATTNNGCTTTTGGAGCAGATGGATGCTGACTTTGAAGATCGTTGGATTGCTGTTATTGCTATCTTTATGGTTATCGTTTGGATCTTGGGAGTTCACTTTCAATGGTGGTAGATCCTGACATAACCCGAATAATTTGACCCTCGCAGAAATGCGGGGGTTTTTTTCTGCCCGGCGGATAAACCGAACAATTCATCGGGTTGTACAAAAAGTTGGGACGCGGTGGATTTAATTTGCAAAAAAGGAAAAAAAGCCGCGCCCCGAACAGTTCAACAATTACGGGGGGTAATCGTATAAATCATTTGTAACTTAATTTTATATACATTGCAATTTTTTCTTGCATCCCATAGGTTCCCATGCTAGTGATGTTCACACAGTAGGTTACCGCTTGTTTCCTACTGCCTCAATATACTAGACTATAACCCTCGATGTTTTTATTTCTGTTTTGGCATCGGGGGTTTTTTTATAAAAAAAATTATATTCCCTATTGACCTCCTACATAAAATACTTTATGTGTTATGACATATCTAGTATAGGAGGTCAAAATGGGATTAGATATGTATCTACGCGGTGAGCAATACGTTAGTGAGTATGATCATTCGCAACAAGCACCAGAAGGTGGTAGCTTGAGAGTTGAGCGGCCTAAGATTGATGGCTTTGATATTTGTGAGTACGTTCTTGATATGGGACAGTGGCGCAAGTTCGCACCGTTGCACGAATATATTGTAGACGAGTTTGCAGGTGGCGAGGATAATTGCCAACGAATTCATTTTGAGCCTGAAGATCTTCGCAAGATCGCTAATGCTTTACGGCACGACAAGTTGCCTGCCAATGAAGATTGCGGTGGGTTCTTCTTTGGTAGCCCCGAAGTTTGGCAAGAGGAGCGAACACAACACGCATGGGATCATGCGCAGAAGTTCGAGAAAGCCGCTTTCTGGATGGAGCAAACAGGTTGGCGTTCAGTATATTATCAGGCGAGTTGGTAGTATGTGGATTTGCAACAAATGCAACAAAGAGTGGGGGGTGGATGATTTTGCCCCCGACCTTTGCGAGTGCGGTGGCGAGGTTAAATTCATTGAGCCTCAAGCTATGATTGAGATCAATAAAGTTTTGGACGATGCGTTTCAGAAAGTATTTGGGGAGAAATGGTGATGGAAATGATAGAGTTTGTAAATACAGTTAACAGTCACATTGCAAGTGACACTGGCAGTAAAGAAAACGTTATGCGGTTTGTTATGGACGTATCAGCACCGTTACAAGAGAGAGGTAAAGTCAAAGAAATTTATAATCTTAACCTAAGTGATTGTCATTTGGTTGACGTTTCAGATGTTTGGGACTTTGCTTACAAGCATGTTGCTCCTACAATGTTTAATTACAGAGCAGATGCAGAACGGGAGAGCAGTTTTATAACTCAAAAGTTTGGCATGTTGCCAGAAACATTTGATGGCAAAATATCTAATGACGTTAGAATGCCGTTTGATAAACCGACAGTATTGTTTACCGAACACAGTGATTTGATGAACCATCAGGAGGATGGGTGGAGTGCTTTTGTTTTATTCCATAGAAAGAACGCACCCGTAGATGGACAGTTCGTTGTATTTTGCATGAGTTACAGCACACATGGATTAACAGAAACTCAATTATGTTTGCTTTCACCTAACGGAAAATACATTTCCAACTGGAAAGATAGAACAGCTAGTGAAGACCCAAGAAGAACAGATCTTCACTTCAATCAGCTTTCTTATCAGTGTGCGGCGGCGTTAGCCACAATGAACAATCCAAGACATGTGACTTTCGTGCCTGCGGCTAATAGAGCTAAACGTAAACTAGCGCACCGTGGAATGGGTTTAGCAATGGACGCCATGCATAAAGTTGCATGGGATGTTGATAAGCCAGTGAAAGCTAAAACGCCTCACGATGAGACATTCCACAAAATGCCATACCACTACAGACGCGGTTATTGGCGAAAGTGTGATAAGGATAATCCACGGGCTGAACGTAGATTGCAAGCCCCAAGATATAGAGACCGTTTTCTATGGTGGATGTGGATTGACGGTTACTGGGCAGGACATCCGATGTTCGGCATTAAGAAACAATATTGGCAACCCCGTAAAAAAGAGGAGACAGCGTAATGGCTATTGAAGACGATACTATGTGTATGCACTACACACTTGAAAGGCTTAGTGACATCAAGACTGAGACTGATTTGAATGAGTTCAAAAACGAGATCAAACACAATCTTGGTGTTAACGAGCAATGGCGTAGGGATAACCCTGCTTACCTTGAGTTATTGGCAACAGAGGACTTCGATGTTCTTAGGGCTGTCAGAA